ATTTTCGATTGACGATAATACAAAAACAAGTCCAACAGTACTCTCCCCCATCCCCGAAAATGCAGAGGATGGGGTTGATTATTATTTAACTTCTGGTTTTTTCAGCTCTTATGTCGATATAGAGGGAGTTTATAGAACTGAATTCGATTTGATTAAACGATATCGGGAGATGTCACTTCATCCAGAGGTAGATGAAGCAATTGAAGATATTGTAAATGAGGCTATTGTTTCGGATTCTAACGATACCCCAGTCCAAATAGAATTATCTAATCTAAACGCAAGCGATGGGATTAAGTCAAAAATAAGAGAAGAGTTTAAATATATTTTACACCTCTTAGATTTTGATAAAAAATGTCATGAAATTTATAGAAATTGGTATGTTGATGGTAGACTTTATTATCATAAAGTAATTGACCTCAAAAAGCCTGAGTTGGGTATTCAAGAGCTTCGCTATATTGATAGCCTTAAGATGAGGTATGTGAGGCAGGCGAAAAAAAGTAAAACGAATAATTCACGACCTATGGGGGTGACGGGTGATGTTGATCCCATGTCACAAGAATTCCCAGAGATAGAAGAATTTTTTATATACAATCCAAGACCAGCTTATCCACTTACTAATACATCAACAACAAACGATAAAAATACTGAATCAATTAAATTTGCAAAAGATAGTATCGTTTACTGTACTTCTGGTCTAGTAGATAGAAATAAGAATATCACTCTATCTTGGTTGAACAAGGCAATTAAATCACTTAATCAATTGAGAATGATTGAGGATAGTATTGTCATTTACCGTATGGTAAGAGGCACTGAAAGGAGAATTTTTTATATTGATGTGGGTAATATGCCTAAAGTAAAGGCAGAACAATATCTCAGAGAAACCATGATGAGATATAGAAATAAATTGAATTATAATATAGAGACAGGGGAAGTTCAAACTGACAGAAAATTCCAAAGTCTTATGGACGATTATTGGTTGCCAAGAAGAGAAGGTGGTCGTGGGACAGAAGTTACGACTTTACCTGGTTCGAATAATCTAGGTGAATTGACTGATCTTAGTTATTTTCAAAGAAAACTATACAAATCATTAGGTGTCCCATCATCTAGAATTGATGGTGAAAGTGGTTTCAATCTGGGTAGATCATCCGAGATTTTAAGAGACGAAGTTAAATTTTCAAAATTCGTAGGTAGACTCAGAAAAAGATTTTCTAAATTATTCGTGGATCTTCTAAGAACACAACTGATATTAAAAAATATCATAACTCCCGAAGATTGGAAATCTATGTGTGAGCATATTCAGTTTGATTTTCTGTATGATAATCACTTCGCTGAACTTAAGGAATCTGAACTTCTTACTGAAAGACTGAATATGGTAGCCATGGCAGAACCATATGTCGGTAGATATTTTTCACAGAATTATCTAAGAAGAAACGTATTGAGGCAGACAGACGAAGAAATAATAGAACAAGATGCATTAATTGAAAAGGAAATCGAAGATGGTATTATACCTGACCCTAGTGTTTCAGTAGACCCCGAAACTGGACAACCACTAACCGAACCACCTGGAAATAATATTGATGGCGATATGGGTAAAGTTCCAACTGAACCAGGAATCAACACAACAGCAGTTGAAGTTCCCAAAGGAGCTGAAATTTAATCTAAATACTAAGAGTTTATAAAACTATTATGGAAGAACTTATTAATTCAATTATTACTGATGAATCTCCGTCTGCAATTAGTGATTCAATCAAAGATATTCTCACTGCAAAAGTAATGAGTAAAATAGATGAATATCGACCTGAAGTAGCGGTAAGTATGTTTAACACTCCTAGCGAGTAATCGCTACGCTAGGAGTTAAAATTACGTGAGATCTACTAAATATTACTATTAACATGAATACTGATGCCTCTCAAAAAACCATCTGAATTATTTAATAAAAAAAAATCAGTTTCTGTTGTAGAAGAAATCATTGAAAAAGAAGTAGAAATAAATACTTTTTCAGAGGCATTTGAGCAGTTTAAATCAAACTTAAAGGGTATTAATGCTCTTTCTACTTTTTCAGAATCTCTGGAAAATTATACTGAAAATATTCAAAAAATTAATATTGTTTCTGAATATATAAATGATATTAAAGAAGAATTAAAGTTATGCATTAAGAGAGAAGATCTTGAAAGATCTTCTCTTGCTCAATTATTAGTTGTTGAGAAATGTATAGAAACAATTGAAGAAAAAATAGAGTCAATCAATCAAGAGTATATTGATCAAATTAAATTAAATACAGAAGAAGTTTCTAACAAAGTTAATTCTTTTTTAAATATCGAGGCACCCAAGTATAAAAAATTAGTTGTTGAATCGGAACTAAGAACAGGGGAAAGATTTGATAGATTAAAAGTAAATGTTAATGACGTTTTAGAAAATATTAGTAATTTAGTAGATGTAAGATATACTGAAATTTTAGAAAATGTTGATACCATAAACCAAACAGCAATTGATCAAATTCTTGATCAATTTAATAAACTACAAGAAGAAATTCCTAACTATAGAAATTTTATTGTAGAATCAGAACTAAAAAATGAAGAGAGAATACTTAATTTTCAAGAAATATTAAACAAAACTGTCCAAACAATAAACAATAAACTAGATTCAATTGAAGGCATTAATGGGCAAATAATAGAAGAACTACGAGAAGAGATACAATCTTTAGTTAAAGATACATCGTTTCAAAAATTAGTTGTTGAATCAGAGCTAAGAACTGAAGAAAAATTTAATGTACTAAAATTAAATGTTAACAAAGTTTTAGAAAATATTGATGATCTAGTAGATGTAAAATACACAGAAATTCTCGATGCCGTCGATAATTCCAATAAGTCGGCTATCAATGAAATTCTTGATGAATTCAATAAACTGCAACAAGAAATTCCTAACTATAGGAATTTCATTATAGAATCAAGATTAAAAAACGAAGAAGGAATACTTAATTTTCAAGAAATATTAAACAAAACCGTAGATATAGTAAACGACAAAGTAGATTCAATTGAAGGCGTTAATGAGCAAATAACAGAAGAACTACAAGAAAAAATACAATTAGCCAGTAATCTTATTAAGGATGCATCATTGTGCATCAAAGAAATTGAATCACATAAAATACAAATAAATGAAAAGGTAACAGAATTAGAATCACAAATTACTGTTAACGAGTCGCACATCAACAAGCAGAATAAACATATTGATTCTATTCAAGGAGAAGTTTATTCAACACTACAGAAGTTAAATTTAGATGTAGTAGATGAAAAAAATAAGGAGCTTTCTAGGAAAATAAAATATCTTGAAGAGATATTTGAAAAATTTAATGAGAAGCAAATTCTAAGCGAAAACACATTAGCTGAACCACCAACGATAATTAATAAAGATCCACTTACTCCACTGGATCAAAATTATGTCACTCTTGAGCAACTACAACAACATTATCGTCTTTTTATCAATAGGGTCCAGCAGCAATTAGCCACTATTGGCGGTGGCGGTGAAACTCGCCTAAAATATCTTGATGATATAGTGGGTATTGCAACAAATCCTGCAGATTATGATGGTAAAATATTAAGTTATAATCATTCAATTGGTAAATTTGAATTTATAACTAATGGTTCTGTGGAACCTAGTTCAGGCATAGCGACATTTGCAACTAACGCTGGCTATGCAGTAACTGCTGGTATAGCCACTTTTGCGGCATTTGCTGGCATATCCTCCTATGCAACCTCTGCAGGTATAGCGACATTTGCAATTTCTACTGGATACGCAACCTCTGCAGGTATAGCCACTTTTGCGGCATTTGCAACTACTGCTGGAACGGCTAATACCGCAATCACAGCTAACTTTGCAATATCAGCAGAAACGTCTACTTCGGTCGTTGGTGGAATAGCCTCTGTAAATTCATTAACTGTCTCAGGTGTAACGACATTAGGCATAGTTACAGCAACAACTTATTATGGTAAAATTAAAGAAGATATTAAAATAATAAATTCAAATTATAATGTTACTCCAAATGATTCAGTTTTAATTGCTAGTGGAAATATTACAATTTTTATGCCTAACGCATTGGGGAATTCTGGTGATAAATACTATATAAAGAATGTTGGAATACAAACCGTGACTATTCTACCACAAATGGGAGAACTTATTGATGATTATTCCGAAATGACTTTAAATCAAAAAAATTCTTCGTTAATTCTCATATCAAGCAATTCTACATGGTTAATTTTCTAAGGAGAAATTATGGCTTATTTTGAAAAATTACAAATTAAAGATAAAAATGGTAATTCAATAAACCCAGCAGAAGAAGAAACTATTGAAAATTCAAATAGTTTGTTGAGTAAACTATTAACAATGCTAATGTCACCTTTGGGTTTTGATCGTAGTTTAAATCGCCAAAGATCCACTGCAGTTATTGAATCGGGAACTATTACTACCGTCTCTAATATTACATCCATTGGTCCATATAACGGAGCGATACTTATGAATGGATCAAATTATACTGCATGGGCAACCACAAATAGAAATCTTATTAGTTAATTAAAATGGCGAATCTCTTTAAAAATGTAATTGATAGAATGGTATGGGTGCAAACTGCTCCCACTCCAAATGCTCATTCAGCTGGAACTTCTATGTGTCATGATATGAGAAATGACATTTCTAGAAATCCTTTTGTTTATAATTTAGTGGCTACAACAATTTTAAATCGTTTTAATATTATCACAAAAGCCTGGCAATTAGCCGCAAACCCAGGAGTTGCGGCTGTAGCCGCATCTTCTAATTCATGTTTTGTTCCAAGTTTTTCTGTTGTGGGTATAATTGCCGCTGGAGCAACGACATCTAGATTCACGCTTTCAACGGCCTTACCTACTGCAATTGGTTTAAATATGCTAGCGAATCGCGGTGGTTCGGGGGAAAAAGGATATATAATTCGTATTACAGATACAACAGTAGGAAAAACTGAAGAAAGATTTATTGTATCAAATACGCTTGGAGCTACTCCGACAATTTCAGTAGATGTTCCATTTACATTTACTCCCGCGACTGGCGCGAGATACGAAATACTTTCGGGTCGCGTGATAATGTTGAGTTCAGGTGCTCCAGTAGCAGCATCTTGGCGTTCATTTGAAGTTGCAACAAATTTTGTAACAAACCTGTCAAATACAAACTTACCAACTATAGCAACCGAGAGTGCTTTATTGGTACTAGATGAGCAATATGTACCATTTAATCATATTCCGGGTGAAGGAATGGTTAAAGGATCCTTTGTTTATGATACAAATATAACAGCAAGAAGATCACTCACAGCAACCGCAACTGCGGCTGGAACACTTACTGGCCAAGCAAGTAATGGTGATTCTTTAGTAGTCGCAAACGAATATAGAAATTTCCAGATTAGAATTGTCCAAGATACCGTGACTCCTGGTGCAGTTGGTCAACGTCGAATAATTGCATCTCACACTGCTGGACCAAATCCGGTATACACTTTAGGAACAAACTGGTCAGTTACTCCATCAACTAGTGCAAAATATGTAATTGAGCTTCCAAACTTAATTATTTTAAGAACTGCCGCTAACACTACTACATATACTTATAATTATACCGACGCCACCATAAATAATGGAACTAATAATATCCCAGCAAATACTTGGAGTACTACTTATTTTGGAGTAGCGCCAGCGGTTAATGGTGTAGGGAATTTATGGTGTCCCTCTTTTGGTATTCAACCAGATGTAGACAAAAATGCAAGACATTCATTTAATTACTTCTTTCGTGGTAATTCCGTATCCCTTGATCTATTAGATATTTCTGGTGCGATAACTGGTTCTTGGACTGGCAATATAACTTATGATGGTTCAACAAATACATTTTTAACTGGAACAACTGGTACATATTCACCATATGGACAAGAGGGAAGATATTCCTACATTAACATTTATTCTAATGGTGCGGTAAATCAAACATTTAGATTTGACTCCAAAAATCGTGTTTTATCTCCATATGCAGTACCAGATTTTATTCAATCTGGTACTGCTGCTGTTGGTGGAAGAATGGCTTCGTATGCCGCAATTGATGGCACTGATAAATACGATGTAATTTTACTTGAATCTCATTTATCCACCATTACACAAGAATTGATTGTTTTAGTATAATTTAAAATATTATATTCAGTCCTAACTAAATATAAATACTTAATAATATATTATTAAAAAATAATGGCACATAAACCAGTTGGAAGCGGGGCATCAGTAGCAATTACATCTGGAGTTGCAGTAACATCTCAACCATTTTTAGTTCAGTCCGATACTGTAAGAATTGTTGCGGTTTCTGCTGGGGTATTTGTAAAAATTGATTCTGAGCCATTCGCCACTTCGTCCGATTATTATGTTGCAGCCAATACATCTGCAACTCTTGGTATTAATCCTGCATCACAAAGAGTAGTTGGAGTTACTACTGGATCAACCACTATTATAGATTTCCCCAGTGGAACTGGAACACCTTTTGAACAGGGTGATTATGTCTCTTTAGCTACACCTAATCAACCATACTATAATTTTACACACAGGCAAGTATTATCCGTAAATAATACTGCAGGTAATGGTGGTTACTATTCTACCCGAATTACAGTAGATGCCAATACAAGTGGTATTTTAACTGCATTTTCTAATCCTGGTGACTTGAGGAAATCTCTTAAGATTGGAACTTTTGGTAGTGGGGCTGGAACTCTATATTATCAACAAGTACAAATTTCAGGAGACGCATAAGATGAAACTCATCGTAGAACAAGTAGAAGATATTAATGTTCTTAGAGAAGAAAAAAATGGAGAAAGTTCTCTGTTTATTGAAGGTCGATTTTTAGTGGCCGATGAAGTAAATAGAAACAACCGTCTTTATGAAATGCCGACTCTTAGGAAAGCCGTTCAGAATTACACTGAAAATTTCATTAATCAAAAACGTTCAGTTGGGTGTTTGAATCATGAAGCAACTCCGTCAGTTGGGCTTGATAAAGTTTCACATTTAATTACTTCTTTGAAGGAAAGCGGTAACATTTTTATCGGTAAGGCCAAAATCCTAGAAAGCCTGCCTATGGGGAAAATTGCTGCTGGATTGATCAAAGAGGGTGTTCGACTTGGTGTTTCAAGTAGAGCTATGGGAAGCTTAGAAAGGACTAATGAAGGTTATTCTAAAGTTGGAAAAGATCTAGTAATTTCAACTATTGATATTGTATCTGATCCATCAGGCCCTGGATGTTTTGTCGAATCACTTTATGAGGATGTTGATTGGATCTACAACTCGGTTACTAAAGAATGGGTTATTGATAAAGCAAAAAGACAAATAGAATCTCTTGTTGTATCTCGTCAATTAACAGAGTCTAAAAAACTACAGATATTCAATGATTTCTTAAGCTCATTGTGAGAAATTACTAAATAAAATATAGTAAGAGCATTATAAATGCTTTTTTGTTAAATCGTTACTATAAAGTTAAATTTTTATAAATAATACTAGAATAATAAATACTGTTAAGGAGACTTTAAATGGCTCGCAAGCAAAACTTAAATGAAATGGAAGCAAAGAATCCACAGTCCAGAACTAAGGTAAATGCCAGTGCCCAATCTGGACACCCTATGCAAAAACTGACAACTGGAATTCCAGATGGTCAAACTACTAATTGGGAAGATCTAGGTGGACCCACTCCAGAAAATGCCAAACCGGATGATGACAGCGCAAAGCTAAAAGATCCGGCATCCCATATTAGTCGAGTTGCTGATGTAATTCGTAATCGCAAAGGAGCACAAGAAGGTGATGTAGCTACACCAAAAATGACAGTATCTGAAGAGGAAGAACTAGAAGACGATTCTCTAGTCGAAGCTTCATGTGAAGATGAAGACGAAAAGGATGAAACCGAAGATGAAGATGAAAATGAGAACGAAGATGAAAAAGAGGATAAGAAAGATAAGAAAAAAATGAAGATGGAAGAAGACTTTGATGTAGATGAAGATGTAAACGCTCTTATGGAAGGTGAAGATCTTTCTGAAGAGTTCAAAGATAAAGCAAAAGTTATCTTTGAGGCTTCTCTTCGCTCTAAAGTTTCCGACATCAAAGAAGCTCTTGTAGAAGAGTATAATACTGCTCTACAAGAAGAGGTCGAGGCTATTGCCGAAGAGCTTCAAGAACGTGCTGATTCCTATCTTGAATATGTTGCAGAAGAGTGGATGCATGAGAATCAGCTGGCTATCACTCGCGGTATTAAGGAAGAACTCACTGAGTCTTTCTTAGTAAATCTCAAGGGTCTTTTTGAACAACATTATGTATCAATGCCAGATGAAAAATATGATGTCCTTGAGAACATGGTGAACAAACTAGATGAAATGGAAGATAAACTCAACGAGCAAATTGACAAAAATATTCAACTAAGTAAGCGTCTCTGTGAGGCGGTTGCCGATGGAATCTTTGATGATGTAGCTGATGGTCTCGCCGCCACTCAGAAAGAAAAGCTCGCTTCACTTGCCGAAAGTATTGAGTTTGAGAGTGAAGAATCTTATCGTGAAAAGCTAGGGACATTAAGGGAATCATATTTTCCTGCCAATCATGTCTCTACAATAGCTCAACCCGAAGTACTAACAGAAGATACTTCTATGATAGTGGAATCTTATTCCAACTCCATGGACAGCTATCTACGTGCTGCTTCACTAATAGCTAATAATTGATTTCAATATTAAATCAAACCAAAACTTTTAAACTTTTAAAGAGGTAAAGCAAATGTTTCAAACCGAACATCTGCAGGAAAAGTGGGCTCCCCTTCTGAACTTTGATGGCCTTGATCCAATTAAGGATTCTCATCGCAGAAACGTAACCGCTATCCTGTTAGAAAACCAAGAACAACATCTACGTGAAGCTGCTGCATTTAACAATGGTCTTCTCTTAGAAACCACTGTTGGTAATGCCGCTGGTGCAAGTGGTGGCTTCAGTGGCAGTGCTGCTGCTGGTGGTCCTGTAGCTGGCTTCGATCCAATTTTAATTAGCCTTATTCGTAGGGCTATGCCTAACTTAGTTGCTTATGATCTAGCTGGTGTACAACCACTAACTGGTCCTACTGGACTGATCTTTGCAATGCGTTCCCGCTATGATAGCCAGACTGGCGATGAAACTTTCTACAACGAAGTTGATACCGCATTTTCTGGTCAAAATGATGGTGGTAGTCTTACTGCTGGTATTAGCTCTGCTTCTTCCGGCCTAGGTACTACTACTAGCCAAGCTGGTACAAACCCCGGTCTCTTAAATCCTACTGGTTCCGCTAGCCAAACTGCCTATAACCTAGGTCAGGGTATGGTAACTGGTGATGCAGAGAATCTCGGTAATGGTGTAGGCAACCAGTTCAACGAAATGTCTTTCTCCATCGAGAAAGTTCTTGTTGAAGCTAAGAGCCGTGCGCTACGTGCTGAGTACACCCTTGAGCTTGCTCAGGACCTGAAGGCTATTCACGGTCTTTCTGCCGAAGCTGAGCTAGCCAACATTCTGTCTACCGAAATTCTTGCCGAAATTAACCGTGAGGTTATTCGTACCATTTATAAGGTAGCTGAACAGGGTGCTGCAGTAAATACCGCTACTCCTGGTGTATTTGACCTTGATATTGACTCTAACGGTCGTTGGTCAGTTGAGAAGTTCAAAGGTCTCCTGTATCAAATCGAGCGTGATGCTAATGCTATTGCACAGCGTACTCGTAGAGGAAAGGGTAATGTAATCATGTGTTCTGCCGACGTAGCCTCTGCGCTAACTATGGCTGGCGTACTTGATTATACTCCTGCGCTTAACGCTAACCTTAATGTTGACGACACTGGTAACACCTTTGCGGGTGTTCTAATGGGTAAGTATCGTGTATATATCGATCCTTATTCAGCCAACGTAAGTGCCGCTCAGTATTATGTTGTTGGTTATAAAGGTGCTTCCCCTTATGACGCTGGATTGATCTATTCACCATATATCCCTCTCCAGATGGTTCGTGCTGTTGATCCTAAGACCTATCAGCCATCAATCGGATTTAAGACTCGTTACGGTATGGTAGCCAACCCATTTGCCGAGGGACCTGATAAAGGTCTAGGTGCTCTTAAGATTAATAGCAACCGCTATTACAGAAGAGTACAAGTCAAAAATCTAATGTGAATCTTCAACAAGAAGATTACATGGAGGTCCCAATCGGGACCTCTTTTTTATGCTTAATTATTTTAACCCAAAACATAGACTACCACAATCCCAAATTTTATCAAATCCCATTTCACGGGCCTTTTCATATTCAGTACAATTATATGCTCCAATATTTTTCTTTTGAAATTTCATTCTATTGTGTCTTTCTATGTAATTCTTATCCACATAAAAATAAGAAGATTTATTTACTCTAATCAATTCAAATCCGTTCTGTTTATACACATTTCCATTTGAAATTCGCCTATCAGCATAACTAACAATTTCTCTGCCATATTTGTCTGTAAAATACTTTAATAATTTAGAAAATCCACCAACAATAGTATAATCTTTCAAACAGGAAAACCTAGACAATTCCCACTCAAAATTTTTATTAAATCTAGACTTACAGAAAGTCATCACACTCACTAAAATTTCACCATAAAAAAGACCAAATTTAACTTTACTCCTATCTTGACCTTGTATATGATTTTTATTCAAAAATGAATTTTTTAAGTTAGTATCAATTTCCCGTATTTTACATTTTCTTGCATATATTTTTTGGCACAATCCCAATTTACTTTTAATAATAGATTGGACAATTTCCTTTTTGTATTTCCATTCATCACTGAAAAATTGCAATAATTGTATTCCCTGTTTTTCACATTCAAGTGTTTTTTGTAGATGATATTTTGGACCTTTAATTAAAGAATCTTTGATCTCCCATGGCCTATAAATGTGTGAATACAATCCATTATATTCTATAGCAATATTTTTTTCTGGGATATAGATATCTAACTCTTTTCCATTTAAAATAGATCTATTGGATTGAATCAATTCCCCACAATAAACAGTAGATAACCAAGAGAATAATTCCTGTTCCTCGTTACTTATTTTCTTGATCTTCCTCTCATATGAATTAGAATTTCTAGTTTCTATTCCATGTTGAGCTAACCATCTTGATACTGTGCCTTTAGTGGTGTTTAGTTTTTTGGCTATTTCTTCAGTAGTTAATTCCGAATCATATAATATATTTAATTCTTCTTTTGATTGTAATATCTTATTGGCATTTAAATTTCTTTGTCTGGCATCAAATAATTCAATAAATTTAAATTCTTTTAATTTGTTTCTAACACTCACTTCACCTATACCTAAATCTTTTGCAATTTGCTCGATTGATTTTTGTAAAGTGATTCTATGATGAAATAATTCTTCTTTGGTAACTTTTGGTTTTTTGTATGTCAAGGCATGATCATTATTGTAAAAATCTCTAAATCCCTGCTCTGGGTTAGTCTGATTCAGATTAGCTGGCAGACCGCACCCACAGAGGCATAGAGGGGCCTCTGTGAGGCCGTTGACAACAACGTATGCCCTATGTTTGTTTCTTATCTTTACATAATTCTGATCAAGGAAGCTTGTTTTTTCTTTTAACTCATATATAAACTCTTTGCTCTTCACAAGTCGAGAAAATAAAGAAAAATTATTCCATGAACTTCTTACTAATTTTTCAAAGTTATTCATAAATACCTAAACTAATAGAGCGTAAAATGCCAGAATTTCCATATATAAAACCAAACAGTCAAATTGAAAATAGAAATTTTCTACAGCCAACAGAATTCATATTTTCACTGGCAAGAGCACCTAAGGTTCCCTTTTATTCCAACACATCAAACATCCCTTCGATGAATTTGGGAGTTGCTGATTTTGAAACCCCATTAAAAAATATTTATCAACCCGGTGATAAAATTGTTTTTGAAGATTTCAATCTTAGATTTCTAGTTGATGAAAATTTACAAAATTATCTAGAAATATATAAATGGATGTTGGGTCTTGGATATCCAGAAGATATTCAGCAGATATATGATCTACAAAGACAAAATACGGATAATAAATATTCAAAAATTAATAGTCAACTCAGCATTTTTTCCGATGGTACATTACAAGTACTAAATAGCAATCAGAGACCAAATTTTCAGGTTAAGTTTTACGACCTGTTCCCATATGGACTCACTACTCTTCTTTTTGATGCGACTCTGACTGATACAAATCCGTTTACAGCAGAAGTTAAATTCAAATATACTTATTTCGAGATTACAGATAACAGAGGCAATCGTCTCTAAATTTATTCACTTACATTTAAAATATATGCAGATAGACGAAATTGAATTAATGTGGCGAGAAGATTCACAAATAGACCCAGACAATCTTCACAATGAAGCTATTAGAGGCGCCCAATTACACGGAAAGTATTATGAACTACAAAATAAAATTTATCAACTAAAAAAAGTAAAAGAATCTGAATATAATTCACTATATACCGAAAAAACTCTATATTATATGGGAAAGGCAGACCCGGAGGTATATAAAACTAAACCATTTCCTCATAAAATTTTAAAATCAGATGTTCATCTATATCTCAACTCGGATGAAGATTTAACTAAAGCAAAATCAAGATTTGATTATTGCACATATATGATGAATTATGTTGCTGATATTATAAAAATGATACACAACAGGTCATTTCAAATTAAAGACAGTATTGATTTTGCAAAGTTCATTGCTGGTCAATAATTAAAGTGGGGGGAAGTTCCCACATCTATTATGAATTAGTAGGTCAACCAATGGCAGATATTATTATTGAAAAGAAGAATGAGATCTTTATTCGCCTTATATGTGAGCCACATATTCTATATGAATTGGCTCCATATTTTACGTTTGAGGTTCCTGGTGCCAAATTTGCACCAGCATATAAGCGAGGTGGATGGAATGGCCAAATTTCGCTTCTATCAAAATCAACCGGAGAAATTTACTGTGGTCTGTTAGATAAGGTAATAGCAAAGATAAAAAGTTACGGTTATACTTATGAATTCAAAAACAGTAAATTTTATGGTTGTCCATTTGAAGTAAATGAAGAAATTTCACATGAAGGGATTAGTGCTTTTGTGAATGCTGTCGGACAAAAAGCAGAATTGACACCATATGATTATCAAATTAATGCGGTATATGAATGTTTAAGATATAATCGTAAAACTATTTTATCTGCAACCTCATCTGGTAAATCATTGATGATTTATTGTATTGCAAAATATTATTTGATGAATGATTTAAAAGTATTATGCGTATTTCCAACTACCTCTCTTATACATCAAATGCATAAAGATTGGAAATCATATGGATACAATTCGGACGAAAATATTCATATGATTTATGCTGGTAAAGACCATAAAACAAAATTACCAGTCACCTTTTCAACTTGGCAAGGAATATATGAAAATGAGAAATCTTTTTTCGATAACTATGATGTAATAATAGTCGATGAATGTCACACTGTGAAATCAAAATCCTTGATCAATATTATGAAAAACTGCCATGACGTTAAATATCGTTTTGGTTTTACTGGAACATTAACTAATGATGATGATGGGAAAGCTGTCAATGAACTGACAATCACTGGTTTATTTGGTCCATCATACAAAACCATAAACACTAAAGAATTGATTGAAAAGGGCAGAGCCGCTAAATTAGATATTAAATGTCTTGTCTTAAAACACAAGGAACAAAAGTTCCAAACATATGAAGATGAAGTTCAATATCTGATTACTAATGAAAAAAGAAATAATTATATTAAAAATCTTTCTTTAAGTTTAAATGGAAATACTCTTTTAATTTTTTCAAGAGTAGAAACTCATGGTGAAATTCTATACAATTTAATACAAGACCAATCTGATAAACAGCGTAAAATATTCTTTGTTCATGGTGGAGTGGAAGCCACAGAAAGAGAAGAGGTCCGAGAAATTGTAGAAAGAGAAAATAACGCAATTATTGTAGCTTCTTATGGTGTATTCAGTACTGGTATTTCCATCAAAAACTTAAACAACATTATTTTTGGCTTTCCGTCTAAAGGTAAGATTAGAGTTCTACAAACTATTGGTCGGGGCCTCAGGAAATCAAGCACAAAGGATAAGTGTGTTCTTTATGATATCGCAGATAACTGTGGAAATAATTACACACTTAATCACTTTATAGAAAGAGTGAAACTCTATAATGAAGAAGAATTTGAATATGAGATCTATAATGTTGATCTATAAGTTGATTCCAGTTTTATTGATCACCACATCTACATGACTTGGGAGATATGCAACACTTAGGATCATATTCACCTTTGGTAATACTCGATGTATCTTTATTTTGATCATCGATTTCTGGTGGTACTTCGGTGTATCGACTATAAATCAAGTCATGTAGAGCAGCAGCTACAATCGACATACTATCAGGGTGCGAAACTCTAGCTGCCCACATGTTGTTTTTAAGATCTTCAGTACATTCCACAATCCAGTCTGAGATTTCCTTTAGTGAATACTTTTGTGTATTTCCATATAGTGCAAGAACATCACGGGCGAAATCGCGGTAGTTGAAAAACTCTTCGACTTGCAAACCTTCATTCACGACCCCCGTAGAGTGCCAATGCTTTCGCTCTAGATCATCTAGCTCCTCATCACTTACATTCATTGGTGTACTATTATATCGTGCCACTGGGGTTGATGATGCCGAGTAACATGGTAGTCCTCCACTACTAGGTATGGAGTCACTATTTTCTATTGGCGCTTTTTCTTCATAAATTGTAGGAACTGGTGTCTGTCGGCCCATTGAGTCAACAAACATCAATTGGTAGCTCCCATCAAGTCGCCTGAATAGTTCATATGAGGACATAATATCTTAAAAACTGTGTCTTTTTATTGTAGCACGTTTCTTGTCATAGTACGCTTACTGTGCCAGTATCATAATTGGCACATAGATGCTTGACATTTAGAAAAAGTATGAGTAGGATCGGTTTGTTGGGTTTGAAGGGTTCATCTAGTTATTATATTATGTACTGTATATCAATCAGATATATCTAGCCGGGAGGATTGTTTTCATTGGGACCTTTATATATTTTTTCTAATATGTTCTTCATATCATCAATATTAGAAATATAACCTTGCTCTCTTGTTAATTTTTCTTCGTTAGGGTTATCTGTAATTGATCTATGTTTTTCTTTTAAGTATTTTTTATAATAATTAATATACATAGAATTAGTACATTCACTTACAGTAATAATCTTATCTTTTTCTATTAAGAATAGATCGTCTCCTGTAAATTTTAACCAAGATTCTATCATGTAACCGGAAATATTTGATCTATTTTTTACTTCGGTAATCTTAACTGGTTCGTATAGTAATAGGAAATTCTTTCCATTTTCTTTATGTGGTGTTACGATAGAAAATAATTCTTCACCAGATATTAATTTTAGTGTTGCATAGAAATCTTCACTCATTATTTTATAGTTGATCTTTTTACTATTTATTCGGTGGCGCTTGACATATTGGCGTTTAGGGGGTAGAATGCCACTAAATACAGGACAAAATAAATTATGATCACAACCGACGCTATGGTAAAAAGGAAGAGAAGTGTACATTATGTAAATAATCGAGATTTTTTGGATGCTCTGGTCATATATAAACAAGATTGCGCTCTTGCAATCGAGCAAAACACCGAGAGACCCATCATACCACGATATATTGGTGAGTGTTTCATGAAAATTGCAACGCATTATGCGTACAAACCGAATTTTGCGAATTATTGTGTAGATTCATCTACTGAGGCGCTCACCGATAGAGGGTGGCTAAATTACGCAGAAATTGGAATCACTGATAAAATTCTTTCATATAACCAAGAATCTAAAAAATTAGTATGGTCTAATATCATTGATATTTTTATAAATGAAAATTATTCAGGTAAAATGCATCATCTGACTAATCATGGATTAGATATGTTTGTTACTCCTGGACATAGAGTTTTATTACAAGATAAAGGACTTACGCCAGTTGAAAAAATTTCTACTAGCGACAATATTATTTTGACTGGAGACCCAGTGGATTCAGTTAAGTCTGAAATTTATAGTGATGCATTTGTTGAACTTGTGGGGTGGGTGATTACCGAAGGATATATTGAATTTAGACCATATTCTATTAATATTTCAATTGCCCAAAATGAAGGCCATAAGGCTGATAGAATTAGGAATTGTCTAAAAACTTTAGATCTTCCATATCGAGAATATGCTCAACCAGAAAAAACAAAATTGGTTACATGGTGTATAAAAAATCACCCCTTATGTGGTGAAATTGTGGGAGTTGCCCCAGGTAAAGTATTGTCTAATGATTTTATTTTATCTCTTACCCAAAGGCAAAGATTGATTTTAATTGATACTATGGTCAATGCTGATGGGACAACTAAATCTGATGGATCTAGACATTATTATCAAAAGTGTGAAAAGCATGTAGATCAATTTATATTTCTTTGTACCATTTCAGGGTTGACTACAACGAAAACATTTGTGGATGATTATGTATCTTTTGGTAAAATAACGCATTATTATAATGTTAGAATTTTCATAAATCCTAAAAAGCATTGTGGGGCATATAAAACAGATTTTCATGGTGGATTTGTTCTATCTAAATGTGGAGGTAGAAATACTAAAAATTATAAAGAAGATTATCCCAATGTCCCAACACAAGATTATGAAGGTGTTATTTGGTGTCCTACTACCGAATATGGGTCATTTATGTGTCGAAGAAATGGGAGAGTTTATTTAACTGGAAATTCCTATAAAGAGGATTTGATATCGGATTCTGTTGAAAATATGTCAAGATATGTATTAAATTTTAATCCAGAAAAATCAACAAATCCTTTTGCATATTTTACTCAGATCACTCATTTCGCCTTTCTCCGTAGAATCAAGACTGAAAAGAAAGAGACCGAAAAGAAGGCAATGATTATAGAAAGACTTAATTTTGATGAAGTTATGTCTGATGATGGTGATTTTATAGATAACTATTCTGACTATAGTTCTATACGAGATGCTGTTTATACGAGGACTCGCATTTAATGTCTAATTTGCATAGTAAACAAAAGAGTAATAATAATAAAGAAGATAAAAGAAGACTAATGATCGAAAGCCTGCTCAAAAAATTAGAGAACACAGAGGATCGGGCTATTTTATTACTTTTAGTTCAATCATATAAGGATGAGTTAAATGGCTAAGATTGGAATTTTCAATGACACTCATTGGTGCGCGAGAAAGTCATCTAAACTTTTTCAGGATTACTTTGAGCTTTTTTATAAAAATATTTTTTTTCCAACACTAGAAAAAGAAGGTATTGACACGATTATTCATTTAGGTGATGCCTTTGATAATCGAAAATTAATTGATTTTGATGGATTAGATTGGACACAAAGAGTGGTTCTTGATCCATTAAAAAAATATAATGTTCATTTGATTGTAGGTAATCATGATATATTTTTGCGTAATTCAAATAAAATAAATTCACCACAACTACTATTACAACAGTATTCGAATATAAATGTATATTCTGAACCAACCGAAATTAACGTACATGGATTAGATATTTTCTTGATTCCATGGATTAATTCCGAAAATGAAATTAGTACATACGATCAGATTAAAAATACGAAAGCCAAAATGGCAATGGGGCACCTAGAACTGAATGGGTTTATGGCGCATAAGGGACATGTGATGGAAAATGCAAGAGAGCCCGATCCATTTTTGAAATTTGACAAGGTGTTTTCTGGGCATTATCATACTCGTTCTGATAATGGTAAAATATACTATCTCGGAAATCCATATGAAATTTACTTCAATGATGTAAATGAATTGAAAGGATTTACCATCTTTGATACAGAAACTATGGAACATGAACATGTAAATAATCCTTACAAGTTGCATTATCAGCTTTATTACGACGAGGATACATCAAAAGCACCAAAGGATCTAGAGAATAAAATAGTTCGAGTTGTAGTTAAAAATAAGAAGTCAGTCAGAAAGTTTGAAAAATATATTGAAAAGATTAATTTTCAATGTCCATATGAATTAAAAATTATCGAAAATATCGAAACACCAAATACAGAAAATATGGAAAACATCGAAAACGAAGATACTATGAGTATTTTACATTCTTATATTGAAAGCGTTGATGTTGAATTAGATAAATCTAAGGTAAAAAATATAATAAATGATTTATATAAATTAGCAATGGATTTGGTCTGATGCATATCTTAGTCTTGCAAGGTAAAGATTCTGGAAGAGCCTTTTCAGTTATTAATGAATTTGGTGAAAAAATAATATTATGTTTTGATGAAGAAGATGATGCCAAACGTTATAATATTATGTTAAAAGAAATGGGATTTGGTGTTATTGATATTATAGAATATGATGAAGATATTTTAATAAAAACTCTTGAAAGTACTGGTTTTAAATATTCAAAAATTTCCACACATGATTTTGTAGTTCCACCTGGTTATACTAATGATAATTTTCAAAAAAGTTAAAGCTAAAAATTTTCTCTCAATAGGAGATCATTTTATTGAATATGATTTGAATAGTGACAACTTAACACTTTTTCGGGGAAAAAACTCTCACGGTAAAAGTTTATTTACCGATATTCTAACCTTTACTCTTTTCAAAAAAGCTTACCGCTCGATTAACCTCCCACAACTGATAAACAATGTCAACAAAAAAGATTGTTTAGCTGAAGTTGAATTCACGATCAATAAAAATGAATGGATGATCCGAAGAGGTTTGACTCCAACCATTTTTGAAATATATAAAAATGGGCAATTGTTGGATCAACATTCTTCAGTGATCGAACAGCAAAAGTGGCTAGAGCAAAATGTATTGAAGATGAATTATAAGACATTCACACAGATCATTGTTCTGGGAACCACAAACTTTGTGCCTTTTATGCAATTACCTCCATCGGATCGAAGAGAAATCATTGAAGAGTTGCTCGATATTAAAGTTTTTTCTTCTATGAATGTGTTAGTTAAAGATAACTTAAAAACATTTAAAGATGAGGTTAAATTATTAAAGGTCAAGGAAGTTGGACTAGAAGAAAAAATAGATTTACAGAAAGATTTTATTGAACAAATACAGCAAAAAGAATCAGCGAATTTACAATATAAAAAAGATAAAATTGAAAGATATATAAAATTAATTCGACAACTTAATATTGAAATAGAGGAGCATAATGTCGAAATTTCTACAATAAGAGAAGAAATATTAGATTATTCAAAAGCCACCACACAAATTAAAAAGTTAGGTGCCTTGAAAGGTAAGATCTCACAGAAGTTACTGACTATACGAGAACAAAATAATTTTTTTAATGAACATGATGTTTGTCCTACATGTTCTCAGGAAATTACAGATGGGGTTAAGCAAGAAAAGTTAAAAGAAACTCAGGGAAAAATCGATGAGATACAGTCCGGGTATGATGAATTACTACAAACAATCAAAGCAGAAGAGAAAAAAGAAAAGAAATTTATTGAATTATCTGGTAAAATAACTGAGTTAAATCAAAAAATATCTACCTGCCAATCCAAAATAAATCAATACACAAATCTTATTTCTGAAATACAGAACGAGATTAGCAGTTTAGGTCAAGTTCAGGATATACAAAAAGAACAGACTAAATTGGAAGGATTTATGGAAGATCTTTATGCCATAAAAAATTCGATCATAACACATAAAGAACAATCACAATATTATGAATTTGTAAATAATATATTGAAAGATGGTGGAGTTAAAACAGTAATCATCAACAAGTATTTACCATTAATTAATCGAAAGATTAATGAATACTTAAAAATGCTAGATCTATATGTTAATTTTACTTTAGATGGTGAGTTTAATGAATCTATTTTAACGCCAACTTTTGAAAATTTCTCTTATGGTAATTTCTCTGAGGGACAAAAACAAAGAATCAACTTAGCACTTACTTTTGGTTTGATGTCTGTTGCTGCGATTAAAAATTCAGTAAATACAAATCTATTAATTCTAGATGAAATTCTTGATGGCTCTATGGATGCTGAGGGAATCTCATTGTTTCTGGCAATTATTCGCAAAGAAATGAAGAGTAAGAATATCTTTATGATATCGCATAGAGATAACATAGATGACAAGTTTGACGTTGTTATTAATTTTAAAAAAATAGGTCATTTTACATCTAAAGAACGGATTAACTAAATAATAGTGCCTGAATTAGTTCGCGCTTAATTAGTACTTCAAATAGAAGTCGAATTCAGTAGTTAAGTTTGAGAAAAAAGGCCATTTCACTCAAAAATTTGTTATAACCTAAATATTTAATAGTAAAATATAATAAAAAGATGAACTCTAGAATTTTTTGGGAATTAAATGAAGCCTATCAACTTGGTGTTTGTACTCAGGTTGATGAAGAAGTTCAAATTAAAGAAGTACTCACTGAAGAAGAGCTTGTCTGTATTCAAGAATGGGTAGAAGGTTTGATTGAGGAAGGACATGATCTTGATGAATATACCGACGATGAGCTTTATGGAGCTTATTTGGAAGAAGTTCGCGGGGGCGGAAGAGTAGATTCTGTTCATATCGCTAATGAGGCTAGAGCCGAAGAGAAGAAAAAGTCAATATCTGAAGAAGCCGATCTCTATGACATCGTTTCTGAATATCTAGTAACAGAAGGCTTCTGTGATTCACCTGAAGACGCTGATGTGCTCATGGTAAATATGAGTGAAGAGTGGAGAGAAAGTATTTTAGATGAGGCTGTTAGGGGTTCTGGAAGATCTATTGGGAATATGATCACTGGAAATGATATCCGCTCAGTATCTCGTTCTGATGGTAAATCTGTATATAAAAAACCAAAACA